TAAAACGTTCGCGCCTTGTTTAAGTGATAATGTGAATGTTCCGGCCGGTGCGCCATACATGACAATATTAATTTTCGCGCCTTCAATAAGAACGTTTCTATCACTTTTTAAAATTACAGTTTGAACCAATGTCGTTTTCAGTTCATCACAAACAACAATACTCATTTGTTCTCTTTTAAGTTTAGTGTGGTGTTATAATAACCACTATTCGTATTTATAAATCTTGGCACGCTTTTAAATTTGTACATTCCATTATATCTATCATCGTTATTTGACAATGAATCTGCTTCTAGTGGAAAGTAAATAAAAAATGGACTGACTTTTCTGTTTTGATCCCACACGCTTAGAATTATATCCATTTCGTCTTTGTTCATTATTTGAAATTGTAAATTGCTTAATTCTTTTTGTGAGCCAATGTCATCAACAAAATCTTGACCATATCTATTTGTACTTGTCCTTGAAAGATCATTGTTAGCATACCCCCAATTATAACCAATACCATTTGTCGTTAATTTTGTGGCCTTACCAATAAACATATTTGAAATTTCACAATAGCCAAGAGATGAAGTCATAACTAATCGCCAAAACCGATAAGAAACTTCTGTAAATTCTTTTATACCAACACCGAATTCATGGTCCAGAGTGATCGCTGTCGAAAATGCTGGGCTTGACCATTCATCAGTTCCATTTGCCTCAAGTGTTAATGTTGTTATACCAAAACCACCTTGCCAATTACTGACGATACCAAATGAATCAACATTTTCAGCACCACCAAAATCGAAAACAATATTGTCTGAGTTTGATGTTGATCGATATGCTTTAGTTCTCCTGTAATCAAGAATGTTACTTATAGGATATTGAGCATTAACGGTTGATGGTGTCTTAATAGAACCATTGATTAAATTATTCGATAAGAATCTTATACTCATACTGCAAAACCTTCTAGTCGTTGATTTCTTACTGTTCTGGCGATTTCTCTGCCATCTACTTCGATTGTATTTACTCGATTAGCCAGTGCCATTATTGCGTTTATTAGGCCCGAATTATCGCCGCCCGTTTTTCCATCTGCCATATCAAATAATCTTTTTTGCTGTGGTGAATTTAAAAACATCTCACCATCTCTTGCTGTGATTGTTCTGTTATCGTTTCCGACTGACGAACCACCAAACCCACCAACGACACCACCATTCGCGAAACCGGCCATTTTTGCCGCTTGCGCTGCCTGTGCTGTCGCTGCGATAGTTGCAAATACTCCACCTAGCATTGGACCACCAATTCGAGCACCAAAATTAAATGAAGATGCGATTGCTGGAGGCGTGGCCATTGCGATTTGTAATAGTCCGGCAGCCCTTCCAATTGCAGCGAGCTCTTTATTTTTACTATCTGATAATGAAACTGCTTTACTGAAGAAAACATTTTGATCGCTTATTTCTTGTTGTCTTATTAAGTTTTTTGCAGCAGCAGAAGATTTTTCAACAGCAAGTTCTTTTTGTTTTGATGTTTTTAATTCTGCAAGTCTTCTTGATTCACCATCTAGTATTTTTTCGTCTTTAATTCCTTGTATACCAGCGATGATGCTTGCTTTCGTTTGCTCATGTTTTGTTAAAGATTCGAGTGCTTCAATTCTTTCAGTCGACTCTAATTCTTTGTCAACTGATCTTCTTTGAGCATCAGCGATTGCAGCTTCTTCATTTAATAAATTTAATTCTAGTATTCTTTTTCTTCTTTCTTCTGCAAGTGCTTTTGTAATTGTTTTTTCGGCGGCAATTTTGTTTTTTCCATCTGCAATGCCTGTATCTTTTCCAGCGTCGTCAGTGACTTCGCCACCGGCTTTATCTTGCGCCTGTAATTCTTTTTTTCTTTTAATTAATTCCCTGAGAACTAAATCTTGATGAGCCAATGAAGAATTTATCTTTTCTATTTTTAAAGCATTGGCTTCATCGAATATGCCGAAGTATCCACCCTTTGCGCTGTCCAAGTCTTGTTTTCTTTTAAGTAACACTTGAGATGCATCAACATTTTCTTCGATTTTTTTATTTACTTTATCGATAGCAGTTTCAGCTTTTAATGCGCTAATAGCAAAGCTCGCATAAACAGAAACATAATCCGCTACGAATCCCGCTGCTTTCTCAAGTACTTCTTTATTATTAAGAATTTCTCCTGTTAAATCTTTGAATGCTGGTAAGAGACTGTTTCCAATTGTGATTTTTATATCATCAAATTCTGCGATCAATTGATCGTATTTAAAACTTGCACTTTCTTCGATCTTTTTAAATGCATCATTAGCAGCACCGGCTTTATTTGAAAATTCACCATAAACACGAACTAAATCTTTGGCACCATCTCGCATTAATGTTTGCGCGCCCTGAACAGCTTCTTGACGTCCTAGTAATTTTAATAATTCATCTGAGTTTCCGCCTGTGCGTACTTCTAATCGTTGTAACACTTTTACTAGACCATCAGTTTTAACCGCTGATATGTCCATCGTCGCACCTAATTTATCACCATTTCTGGCAAGCGCAGTTAGTAAACCATTTACACGAGTAACTGCTGTGGCTGTCGAAAATCCTTTTGTTGTTAATGTGGCAACAGATGCATTTAGTAAATCAAAATTTACACTTGCTGCTTTCGCCGAAGGAATTGCCAGCGCAAGACTTGCACTCATTTCTGAAACGGTCGTTTTTCCGAGACGCACGGAAGTGAATAACGAGTCCACTGCATCCTTAGCCGACAAATTTTCAGACCCATAGGAATTAATTGCGGACGTCAAAATATCAATAGATCCTGACGTGTCAGATAATCCACCTACTGCTAATTTATTAGATTGATTTAATAATTCCTGAGCTTCATGAAAGTCAGTTGTACCAGCCGAAACAATTTGATAAAAAGATTTTGCTTGTGCCTGTGGTTTTGTTCCATATTGTTTTGAAAGATCTCTTAATGCATTTGTTTGTTTTTTTGTAAGCTTCGTATTTTTTGGCATTATGGTATTGATTTCAATAATTGATTTTTCGAAATCTGCTGCCATTTTTATTGAGTCTGCTCCAAAATCTTTTAGTGCACGACCAGCAACGCCTATTGCTTTGCCAACACCTATCGCCGCCAAGTTACCTTTAAACGATGCGAATGCGCTGTCTGCTTTTTTTGTACTGCTTACGGCTTTGTCTTCGAATTTATCAAGGCCACGCGTAAGCATGGTTAAAGCTTTCAGTGCAGCTTTTTCCTCAATGGTGATCTTGACACTTACTTCATCGTCAGCCATGTCTACCTTTTTCTGAGTTTTTCTTGTTGTTCGATGTTTTTTTCGTTTTCTTTTATTAAATTATGGACTAAATCCATGACATCGACAAATTTTGATGGTTGTTCGAATTTTCCACCTGAAAACGGCATGATTCCGTCTTTATAATCGGGATAGTAGTTGATCAAAGTAGACCAGCGAGCATAAAAGTGATTACCTATACAATTGAAATAATTTACTTTTGGATTGCCAAAATTATTATGTCCTGGAGTATATGCATGTCTCGGTTTGTTCGAAAAATAATTACAGGCCATATATCGCTTCTGCTTAATCATTCTTTCTTCTTGATTGGCGTATTTTCTTTTGCAGTCATAACACCGATATTGTGGATTTGTTAATGTCATAAAAGTTGAAACTATTTCCGCATAGTCCTTGCTTGTGACATTTGAAATGCTTTTTATTCGCTCAATGATGACTCGTATTACTGGGCTACTAAAACCATCGGAGCAGTTTACTTTCCCTCAGTAACAACCTCGAGTTCTACGCCTTTCATTTCTTCGCCTGTATCTGGATCAACAAGATCTTGAATGCCACCTAATAATTGCCAAGCTGCGACGGTTAAATCTGATCTTTGTTCAAGGTTCAATATCTCACTTACACATTCATCAGTCAGTTGATTACCTTCAAAATTCAATTTGTAGTCGTTGCCCTTATAGTCTTTGATACCTTCGATATCTTTAATAGAGTGCTTTAGATAAACGATTTGCGATGCCATCATGTCGAAATGCTCTTCGCCACCGATCATTTTTGAACATGCTGAAATTTCTTGTTTCTGTAAATGATTCATTGGTGCTAATGTAAACTTTACTTCACCGATTGATAATACAACTCGGTCACTCATTCTTAGTATTTTCGACATAATTTCTCCGTGTAAATAATTGACGTACAGCTTTATAATACTTCTGAAATTTGCAATTAGTCCATAAAAAAAGGCCAGATAAATCTGACCTTCGTATTTATTAATGAATTAACTATTAAATGAATGATAAAAAGATTGAATCGTTTCCAAGGTTTCTATGTGCTTTAATATTAACTTGCTCAGCAGCAATTCCATCAACATCTGCAATCGGAGATTCTGTTATTTTTCCTTGTGGAATCCAGAACGCGATCATTTCACCAAATTCGCCGTCAGTTGACGTTGGGTTGTAAGCATAACCAAATAATGACACATCATCATTCAAGTTGAATTTATCCCATGTTTTGGACGTGTCAGAATCATCGAGATATGGATTAAAAGATGCAGTTGTCACTTGCTCAATGGTCCTACTCCCAATTCGTCCGTCAGCATCGCATGCTGATTTAATATAGTTCACAGTATTTTCTATGTTTAGTGAAAGTTCACTATATGGCATTTTATCGCCGCTCAACCAAACACAAGCCAATAATGTAACTGGTGGCAATCCATCTGCTGCTGTATCAGGCGAATAACTTGCGTCCTCGTCAATCCTATCAAGATCTAAACCTTGAACACCAAAAGTCATTTTCGGATTCTTACCAACAACCCATTCTTCGATTGCTCCAGTTACAGTTTTTAGGCCTCTTGCTTTTTGCTTGATAGCATTATTTCCAATGTTATGTTCAGCACTAAATGATTTTGAATTTGCAGTATCATGATAATAAGTTGTACTTTTTGCGATCACAACAGCATCAGAAGGAGCTCCATTATCAAGAGCAAATGCTAATGTAATTGATGTGTTTAATTGTATACTTAATATTGGCCTTGCTTCAAATGCTCCAGCTTCTTTTATTAAAACGATATCACCAACATTAAAAGTCGAAGTCGAAGAAACGTTTATCACTGTTGACGTGTGAGTCGTTCCAGAAATGGTTGTTGCTAACTTCTGACGTTTACCACCAAGCAATGATTTCAAAAGAACGTCAAGCGATTGTGGCGCCGTACCCTCAGTTATACTAGCCTTGTATTCTAGTGGAATAGTTCCTGTTACTTCAGCAATACCAACTCGTGAAGCTTCAGTTTCAACAGATCCACCAAGTAAATCTCTTGTTAATTCTTCTTTTGATTTATTTAATTCGAGGCCTTCTGAAAGAGGCTCAATGTAATCTGTTCCAGAAGAAGGTGCAACATAAGTTCCCTCAGTTACTTCTTCAACTAATGCGATTGTGGATTCTTTGTTTACTACACCAATTGTCATGACTATCTCCTAGGCTGTTTGATTTCTGTATTTAATTAAAAAATTCACCTTTATAGAAATTGTTTGGTCTCCAATTTCCTCAGGTTCATCGTATTCTATGTTGCTCACTAATAAAATGTTAGCATTATTTAATTTCTTTTGGAAAATGTTGATATCGATATTTGCGAATTCTTCATATATAGCTGAAATTTCTACTCTTTCATTTGTGTCACTTGATCGATTAACATAACATTTTGCCAGCACAACGAAAAAATTGAAATCCATTGTTGCAGATTTCACAACACCTTCGACGCTGCTACCAGATCCAGCACCGACTCCATATCTTTGATCTGTGAACTTATTCTTTTCTAGGTCATACACATAATCAAGTTCAGACCAATCCGAACCAAGCACATCAGAAACTGATGTCGTGAGTGATGTTAAAATATCAGCTGGGCT